TTATAGTTTTCAATAATTTTCTTCTCGTCCATTTATTGCACCTCATTATTTTAATTAATAGTATCAATAGTTACTAGCAATATTACTATATATCAATATTGTTATACATAAGTATATAATAATTAAATTACTATGTCAATAACTATTTCAATAATATAGCAACGCAATATTGTATACTTTATTGCATTATATAGTAGAAATAATAATTAAAATAATTATTTTAGTATTTTTTCAATTTTTATTGCAAAAGGTATTGACATATTGCGTGCAATATAGTATTGTATAGTCAAGCCGAAAGGCAAGGAACAAAATAAAAAAGCTCATCGCGCAACCGGCCAAAGTTACACGATGAGCACCAAACAAAATAATATGAAAGGCGCGTATATTATAACATACGTGGGAAAAGGTGTAAACCATGAGAAAATTAAATTGTAAAGAAGTTAATGAGGCATTAAAAAAGGAAATTATGGACAGTTACGAAAGCGCAAAGGAATATTTTACATTTGACGGCGCAGAGATGAAGACAGAATACAACGATATCTGCAAGGATATTTTAGAAGCTTTCAAGCGTGAAAAACTTGACAATGATTTGAGATATGAGGCTGGCAAGATGAGCCGTCAAGACTTGTTTATTGATTGGATGCAAGGGCTTCCAACAGCGTTCCCGGTTGCTGAGGATATTTTTTTAGGTTTTGCAACTGAATGGTTAGGAAATATCCTAGATGAGACAGAGACAGAAAAACAGAAATACAGTGATAGCAAGGCGGAGCGCACTTCTTGCTTGATATTATACAGAGAATTAAATAAGCACGCACAAAAAGCAAATTAGAGGAGGTGTAAATATATGAGATATAAAATTGAAAAAATAGCAAAAAGAAATAATTTAAACTATAGCACTGTAAAATTCTATGGCGGTTTTAAGGGTTATGAATTTAGCGCCAATAGTTACAACGAAAAAGCTTTTTTAGAGTCTCTTTTCAGATTAAAGGATTTATATATAAAAAGTAACCCATATAGTTATTATTTCACTGTAATGTATTTAGATGATTATTTGAAATTGAAAAAATTCGGCAAAATGCAAAGTAAACTTGTAAATATGTTCTTCCAAGCGACGCATGACGGCAAAACAGCAACAGAGGCAAAAAACATACAATTAAATTTTTGCGCGTTATGTCCGGAATATTTCTCGGCATATGAAAATATTTACAATGAGGCAGCATGGAATTAAGGGGGGCGCAACTATGAGAGATTTTATCGAGATTTTAAAGGCTTTCGGGCTTTTTGTGTCATGCCTTGTAATTGGGTATGGTGGTTTGTTTTTATTTTTTTATTAAATTGCAATTAGTAAGTTACATATTTCAACAAAAAGTCGCATAACTCAACTGATACTATCGACTTAATTTTTATTTAATTAGGAGAAATAAGAAAATGACAAGAATTGAGAAAATGATAAAAGACGGATATCCCAAAATTATAAAAGGTAATGGAGGATATAGAGCATATTTGAAAGATATGCAACCTCTAGGTGGTGGTGATTATATGGCTATATATCGTTATCCCGGTGGGGAATGCTGTCACAGCCTAGAAGAGATACAAAAATGCTTTAAAATCATTGAACAATAAGGGATGATATTGGAATAATTCGCAAGCTAATAGCGATACAAATTAACAAAGGTATTCTAGCCGGTGCAAGTCCGGCTATTAGCTTTATATATAAGGCTTTCGGGTCTTGTATTATCAATTTAATTATTTTATTCATAGGTGCTTTTATACAGCTTTACGGCTGTATATATTGCACTCCGTCCGCGCGTCCGGTAAATAATCGCGTCAAGAGGTCTTATAAATGCCTTTATATTTATATCAGGCTCAAGAGGTGCAATGCTTGAAAAAATAATTGTGCGCCCTTTATAGGTGCTTTGTGTTACCACCTAATAAAAACAGATTAACGCACGTATGAACCGCGAAAAGGTCAAAAAGTAGCCTATAAACCACGCACTAAAACAGAAAAGAGGGTTGATGAATGGATAACGAGCTAAACAGTCTTGACGCTGTAGAAATGGAAATTAGAGCACGCTACAACGGCAAATATCAAAGCGCGCCGGAATATCAGGCAAGCGAGCGCGCCACACGTAAAGCAATAACAGATATTTTTAGAGCTATCGCAGAGTCGGGCGCGTGTGACGATGTTACTGTGCTTATTAGTGGCAAGGAATACCGCCGGACGGCTTTTACTAACTATCTGAATCACAAAAACTATATAAGCCCAATAATTAAGGCTTGTTATAGATAGGGGGCGTATTATGTCAAGATATGAATACCTGGGGAAAAAGGAAATATATAAGCGTGTTAAGGCGCTAGGCTATGAAATGCCAAAAATAAGCGATTTTAGCTATATCAAGTATGATTGTATAGAATGGATGGAGTCACACGAACTAAAAATCACAGTTCAAAGGGGCGGTGAATGGTTGCGAGTTGTTGAGAAACATGCACACGTGCACCCGGTCACACTGTTTTGTGACTACGTGGCTGGAAAATATATCACGCGTTATCATTAGGGATATTTTATATCTCTTTTTGTTGTGTCCAAAATCAAGCGTGCAGCCGTTGGAGCTGTCGCAAGTTGTCCGGCTATGCGTCCGGGCATATGTACATTGACAAATTAACAAAAATATTCTATGATTTTATGATATATACTTTTAAGTCGTGTATTTGACGCTTTAAGGGCTTTTAAACGTGTTAGCGTGATTTTATCGAGTGTGCTAAAATAAGCCGTAAAACGAGCCGTTTACAACGCTTTGCGATATAGTTGTAAAGCCTTAAGCCTTAAGCCGTGCCGGGTGTGACGTGTTACGAGTCAGGTGCACCAACTCATGGAAAATGTTTGAATTTTCAGAAAACTTCACTCAATTAAAGTGTGGTGCGAGTTCTTTGCAAGTTCTCGGCAAGTTTTTGTAAAATTTTGCAAACGGATTTTTGAAATCAAAAAGCTCTAAAGGTAGGGGGGTATCAAAATATTTTAGGATTTTTTGAATTTTGAATCGCCAAAAAATAAATGCTCTTGGCGCTATATTCATTCTCTCCTAGTTCTTCAATCAATTTCTGCCGTGTCATTTCCGGATTAGTCCGGTGTATGTATTCTAATAGTCTGTCTATTTTATCCATATTTTTGCTCCAATAAATTAAATATTTTGTCAGCCGTGTATACAATATTCCGTCCGTACAAGCTCATAAAATCTGCGATTATTTCTTCCGTCTCTATGTCAATGTCACAGCCATATGAGAATGAGTACGCATGCACTAGCTCATGGCATAGTATTTTGTCAGCCATGTAATCAGACACATTATCAGCTATCGTTACTGTCTTGGTTGTATTATCAGTCACTCCTAAACTTATCGTACCGTCAGACCGCCTTAATTCGCTTGATGTGGGCTTTTTAAATTGTATGTGCCACAATGTATCATTAACCCTTATATCCATGCTTATACCCTCTAAAAATGGCTATGAGCATTACTACCCATAGCCTTAATAATTAGCCTGTTAAATGTCTTGCCTGTCAAATCATCAAAATTATATGCTGTCATTCCTTTTTTAAAAGCCATCTTTCAATCTCCTTTGTACGTATATACTTATTTACGTATATTATAACAATTTTGCATATTTACGTCAATACGTATTTATGGTATACTGTTAAAAAGGAGGTTTTGCAATGTCTAAAATCAAATTCACAACCACAATAGAAAGCGAATTGTTGGAAAAGATTAAAATTCAAGCAATCAAAGAGCATCTTTCTGTATCAGCAATATTAGAAAGACTTATCATCGAATACTTATCAAGCTTGCCTAGTAACGATTAAATTAGAATTCTGCACTTCAATAGCCTGTGTAGATGTATTCTGTATCGCTACAGTACTGCAACAGCCGCAAGGTACGTCAACGTATGCCTGTGAACTGATATTCTGTAAATTTTGTACTGCTGCCGGAGTAACTATCATTCGTGTTGACTGTAAAGGCTCTCCGTCTACTGCAATAGCAAGTGAAATAGCTCCAACTGTACCGCCTGTAGGTATCTGAATGTTGCCGGAATACGATACTAAGAATCTAGCTTTGCACTGATTAGTAATACCTCTTAACTTGATAATTCCACTTCCCTGTCTGTGGACGATACATTTAGTTCCACATACCGGTGTTTCTGTAAATGCAACATCTTCTCCAGCGGCAACGGTTTGTAATGCAATTCCTGTTACTTCCATTATTTTTACCTCTTTTTCACAAAATAAAAAACCACCAACTGAATATTAGTTGATGGTTTGAAAATCCATTATTTATTTTTTGTAGTCTGTAGCACACATTCCTATGCATTGCGGAGTTCCGTATTTTTCAATATAATCTTCATCTCCGTATCGTTTAACACAAACATACATTGTATCGTGCCAATTCGTTCTCGTATCTTCTGTTTTTGAAGTATGGTCAATTACAATGTCTGACATTTCAAATGGTGCATTTGCTACTCCTATCTTTTGGCAAAAGTCTTTATGAATTTGATATATGTATTTTTTCATATCATCAAAGTTTTCAAATTCCCTTGCCGTTTCTAGGGATTCAGATAATCCGCCTCTGTGTTCTCTGAAAATAACCATTTTGGCACTCCTTTCTTTTTTTTAAAAATTGTACCACGACTTTAAAAATCCATCAACTTAATATTCTGTTTTCAATGTGCAAAAGGGCAAACATTATAGTCTGCCCTTTATCTTTCCGACATTTGTGCCGGTAACATCAAGTAATACTGCTTAGCAGACATAATCTCGACTAACTCTCGACTAAACTTGGACTAATCCTCGACTAAAATCGGTTTAAATCGGTTTAGATTGAGTTAACTCAATTAAGATACTCAATTATTCAGTTTTAGCATCCGCAACCTGTATTGCATCCGCATCCATATGCATAAGCATTTGGATTAGGTACTGTGTATGCCGGGATTGGTGCCGGGTTTACAGCGTTGATAATCTGCTGTATTCCGCAGCCTCATCAATCGTCAGCGTTACTTTTTCCCATATTGGCACTTTGTTAATCATCGCCTGACTCCTTTCTATCTTTTCTTTAATGTCTGCCACTCTCCGGGAAGTGGTTGTTTTTGAAATTAATAGTCTCTGTGATACCTCTTCAAGGCTTTTATCAGCAACTAGTAACTCAAAAACTTCCGCTTCCTCATCGGTGAAATTGGCATTTTTCATAATCTCTTCAAGTTCCGGCTTAGTAAGTTTTGAAAACTTCATAAGCCTATCTCCTATTCTTCGGTTTTGCTTGCACTGTGTATGCAAGTATTTGAGTATCGGCATGAGCTGTTACACGGCTTGTTGTCCTCGTATACACATTGTCTTTCAATCGGCTCTATATCACTTATAGTTCTGCTATTCATCTTATCATCACTTCCTTTTTATACTGCTCTGCCATATATTGTCCGTAGCTCATACCCTTGCTCTTAGCAATCTCGCAGATTTCCGCAAGTTTGTTTTTCTTAACAGGCTTTCTTTTGAGCCTTTTCTTTTCTCTGATTTTTCTTAATTCCGTAGCCCTCTGCTGTCTGTGTGCTTCGCAACACGTATTTTGGTTGGCTGCGGTCGGTGTAAATATCTTGCTACAGACTACACATTTAATCGGTTTGTAGTGTTTCATTGCCATCTCCTTGCTTGATATTCAGATTTTTAAACATAGCGCACATAACATCTACCACAATCGAGTTGCCGAATTGCTTATACAACTGCGTATTGCTATTTACTGCTGCCATTTTGTCAATATCTTCATCAGATACACCCATCAGCCGTCCACACTCTCTCGGTGTTAGCTTTCTTATACGATATTGCGTAGCAATATGGCTATTTGCATATCCGTGTGTGCCAGCTACAGGATTAGCGGATATGCCATTATCAGAAATAACTGTGCCGCATTGGGAACCGTTGCTTGATATTTGACCGACTTTTTGGATATTATTTTCAAGCAATAAATTATCTTTCTGCACACTCGTTAAGCAATTACTTGTACCTTGCATATTCACCTCTAATCTCTGCTCTGTTAAACTTCCCGCAGTTCTATCTGACGGATTATCGGGATTTCTGCCACGCATAGCAACTATCTGACTTTCACACGCCTTAATCTGTTGCGTACCACCGCCCTCAACTGTTGTGATATTAGGGCAAAGTGCATTTTCATCATATACTGTGTTTGATTGATGTTTGCCTGTACCATTGTCCATAAATCCTAACTGCTTTGCTTCAAGTATTTTTGGCTCTTGATTACCGCCTTGCATTGTACTCAATGTTGGACTGCACCCCTCCCCATCATAAATTCTGTTGGTACTCTCAAATTTTGATTCAAGAGAGCCTATTACATTTACATCTGCCATTACTTCAATTACTCCATTACTTCCATAATTATCAAGGCCTTTATAATCTCTTGCCCTAAGAGTTGCGGCTACATCAATCTGTTTTTCTGCTGTCTCTCCCATATCCTTTAACAACCAAGTTTCCCTCTGACCGCAAGTTTGATATTCCACAGTCATATCTTGCCTTGATACAGTTTGCAACTTCTCTCTGCTGTGGCTTATTGATTGTTCCGTCAACACAAGTCTGCCTGCCTGTCTGTCTGTCTGTCTGTCTGTCTGTCTGTCAAGATTGTGTTGTGGTAATGTGCCGTTGTCAATAAGCTGTTTTATCAGCTTGTCAGCCTTTTCATTGTTGATGTAATACTTTTCATCTACATTATCCTCAAGATAGTCTTTCAGCTTCTTTTTGAGTGGTATAGGCTGTGGAAAATGATAATTGTACTCACCTAGGAATGAAAACATAAAGCATCTTTCACGATTTTGTGCTACACCATAATTTTTAGCATTCAAGTCTTGATAGTAATTTGTGCAGCCAAGGCTTTCAAGGAAATCTAGCCACTTTCTAAAGTCGGGCATATTATCCTGACTATGTACTTGTGGCACGTTCTCCATGAATAAAATCTGTGGCAATTCTCCGTTGCTATCTCTGATTTCTGTTAGTATTCTCTCAACTTCCCACAACAGACCGCTTCTTGTACCGCTGCCCTTAGACATTCCGGCTTGTTTTCCGGCAACTGATAAATCCGTACAAGGGAATGAGTAAGTAAGTAAGTAAGTGAATGCATTTGTGTCGCAGATATTCAAATCTTCTGCATGAACCTTAGTTATATCCATTGTAGGAAAATCTGTGCCATGCACTGCGTTATAGCTTGCTATGGCATACTTATCAAACTCCACAACTCTGTAATGCTCAAATTTAGCGCCTATTCTCTTTAGTGCCATTGCCTGACTGCCGTAGCCAGCAAATAATTCTATCAAGCGGATAGGCTTTGTTATGCTAATTGGTTCTCTTGTGAAGTCAAATATGCTCATTTGATTATCACAAGAGTAATTGTCAAAATTCATTTTCTCTTACCAAAAGGAAACCTCGGTTTTATGTCGCGACAACCTATTCCTTTCTGATAGATTAATTAATGTTTAATATTTTCGCTACCCCACAGCTCTTGTATCTCATCATCAGTCTTATCTCGTCCATGAATGTCGTACCATGCAAACGCTACCTCTGTCAGACCGATTATGCCGAATACTATGAGGGCGGTGTATACTACTGTTGTTATGTTGTTCATTCTGCATCGCTCCAATCTAAGTCTATTTTCTGACCGCGATTATCACAATATTTCTGTTTGTTAAGTAAGCCCTTACCATTGCAACAAGGGCATAAAGCAAATTCTTTATCTTCTGTAAAATCCGGTTTCTTCGGTATCTGCTTTTCAAGTGCTTGTATTGCGGCTTCAAGTGCTTCTGCAAAAATTGAACACTCTGGATGATGTACTATTTCCGCTTTCAAGATTGTGCTTGCTTCACTCTCTGTCATACTATCCCTCGCTTTCCAACAGCTCTGCATTGTCAAAGATGTTTCCGACAACTTCATATTCAGTATCATATTCAAGCCTGTGCTTATAATATTTTTCGTTAGGAATTGTACATATAATTTCAAAATCTCCAAATGTTATAAGTACATTCCCCTTGCTATTATTTATTTTTACAATGTCATTCTCCCAAATCAGCTTTCCGTTCTTGTCTCTCAAGCCTGTGCATTGGCAGATAGTGGTTGGGTCTACTTTGTACCATCCGTCTGTCTCTCCGCTAGAATAAAACATTGTGTTAGGTTCAAATATTATGTGTGCTTCTTCACAATTCGTAAACACATCTAAGCCTTTTGCGTAATATCCTTGCACCCATTCTCCGTTATTAAGTCTTTTTGCCCTGTATAAATATCTGTCCATATTCTCTCCTATTTTGCTTCTGATTGAAGCCATTCAAGCCACCTAAAATTGCAACTGCTTTCGGTTGGAGATTTAGGTCTATCTTTACACCGAACCCCGCAATAATAGTAACTTGTGTTTTCGCTCATAAACTCCGCTAACTCTTCATCCGACATATTCCTTATCCTGTCGGCATTGGTCTGTTTATCGCTTTCCACAATTTCAAAATATGTATCAATGTAACCTAATACAGTCTTTAAATTGTATGAGCTGTATCCAATGTAATAGCCATTCTCACCGACATTTCTGTACTGCACACTGTAATAAGGTTTACTATCTATCATTTCCACGATAATAGACAAGTCAGTCACTCTTTCTTCTTTTACTTTGTTCATTTCAATGCCCTCCATACATCATTAGGTTCATTTATATTCCATACACTAGGTATTGTATCTTTGACTAGACACAAACCCTTTTCATTTTCAATTTTCCCAAAAGGACAAGTTAGGCAGTCGTTATCCTCACACACTGTTTTAATGATTTTCAGCGCAGTCAGAATACTTTTCGTCTCGACCACTACTCCGTCAACTTCTTTCTTCATCTTTTCCACCTCTCAATTCTTTCAGTTTTGCCTCGGCTTTTTCTTTTGTAGAAAAATACTTGCAATTTTCCTTGTCAATATCCTCAATCTCGTATATCACAAGCTCTCTTATAGGTCTTTTCATAACCATTGCATACTTAGGATTGTTTATATCAATAATGAAATACACATCTTTGCAAGGTAATTTAACAAGTCTGCCCTGTTCCTCTAACTGCTGATACTCTTTGAATTTTTCAAGCCATTCGGCTAACTGCTCGCAATCTTCTGCACTTTTAATACAAACAGCACGCATAGGATTATTTATATCAAAGAAATCTACATGATAACGATGCTTTTTAGCTGTTTCTTGCGTGTGTTCTATAAATTCGTCAATATTCATTACTGCTCCTTCCCACCTCGTTTTACGGTCTCTATTATTCTGTTGTATCGTTCTAGTGAATACTCATAATCTTTCGCATAATCAAAGCATTCTATATCGGGCTTAAAATTTTCTTCTAATTGTTTCAAAAGTTCATCCACATCAAAGGCGGTTGGTTGTGCGTCCACAAAATCAAGAATCGCCTTCATCTGACTTTTATTGTAATGTTGTTCTGAAAAATTTAGCTTGTCAGCGTCAATTAGTCTCATGCTTACTCCTTTTCCGGAAGTTTAGCCAGTTTCCATGGTGTGCACCTATCGCCACTCCATGATGTTGTTCCATGATTCCAAGCGTAAACTATCCCATTCTCATATTTCGCAAAATATCTTTTACCCCACTCGGAAAAACTGCTATCTCTTATTAGTATTGGTGTATCAACTGCAACTTTTGACCAGTCAACAGGTGGTTCAACATATTCACTGTTCGCCCATTTTTTTCTTGCACCTCTGCAATCACCATTACCAAAACTAAATAAACAATCTTTACACACTAATTTATAGCACGATGCCAGCTCTAATGTTGCTTTGTCAACTGCTATTTCGCTACCTCCACAAGCAATATCCAAAATCTGTTCTGCGAATTTTTCTCTATTTGTCATAGTTTTGCACTCCTTTTCCATAATCCGGCATGTGTTTGAATCTTTCATATGCCTTATCGTCTCTGTGTTTTTCCATGTAGGCTTTTTGCCTATCGTCTCTCATCTGCTTTATGTGAGCATTTTGAGTTCCATTGTTATCCCATGCGTAAATCATTTTATGTACCTTTCATCAACGTAATTAACCTCATCGGCAAGGCATTGTGCCACCTTTGGCAATGTCAGACCGAATTGATTAAATTTATACAACGTGTCGATTAAGTCCCTAAATTCTGCGATAAACTCTTTAATTTCCCTAACCGACAATTTAAACATTAGTTTAAGTGCCGTACATGCTAAAACCATGTAGCTGTATGCCGTGTCGTTTAAAAGCTGTCGTGTGTCGTTTATCGTGAGTGGATTGTTTCTCTGATAAATCCTAATCAACTGTTGCATTGGGATTAAATTAATCTCTTTCTGCACATCAATGCCGTATCTCACTTTCAAAAGTTCGGCAAGTGTTTCAGTTTTCATTTCACTTTCGGTCTGTGCTCTTTCAAGGTACTCATTTATGGTTCTTTCAAGCCTTACAATACGTTTATTGCCAAATCCATGATGTAAATACAGTACATAGTAGCCCAAATCCATGAAGTCTGTGAAAGACCGCCTTACGAGCTTTCTACGGCTATTGCTGTTTTTCAACGTAATTTTTTCTGATTTTGTCCATGTAAAATCCGGCTCTTTGTGCTTTTTCTTTGGTTTCAGTTTGTTGCTCATATTTCTTCATTCTTTCTTCAAGTTCTCGTTTTGCCCTGATAAAACAGGCTTCGGTAGTTTCTTCTGTGACTTTTACAATCTCTTTACCGCGCCACCGGATAGTTATTTTTGCTTCTTTGCTATTGGTTTTGTAAATCATTTGCAAGTCATATTTTCTTTGCAGTGGTCGGTAAAAATCGTAAAAATCTTTCAAGGCGTCCATTGTGGACTCCTTTCTTTTATTTTCTGTCGTGCCAAGTTTGCTTTTTCGCAAGTTGCATTCTTGACATTCTTCTGATAGTGCATTTCGCAAACCTTATACCCGGGCTTTACCGGATTATCACAGAAAAAACATAGTCCTTGTTCATATCTGCCGGTTCTTTCAGGCATTTTAACTCGTGCTCTTCTCATTGTTTCCCGACAAAATGTGCAAGTGGTATGCCCCGGGTCTGCTTTCCTTTTGCGACAGCGTGTGCATATGCCATTTTCCTTGTCTTTTTCGTATCGTGCTTTTCGCCATACTTTTTGTCGCTCATTGTATTTTTTTACATCAGCAGCACGTATCTTTGACGTGGATTCGGCTGATTTTGCCCTGCACTCAACACAGCTTTTTTCGTCACCATATAGCAAGTTCTTGCCACATCTAGGACAAACACCAACCGCCTGTAATTTCTTGTAAAGCTCTCGGCCATATGCTGTACGTTTGCTGTTGCATGCCGTACAAACCACACCTTCTCTATCAAGTGGTTTCCCACAAAGCACGCAAAGGTTACTGGCTTTTCGTTCTTCATATCTCTGCCTTGAATACTTGTCTTTTATCATTTTTCGCTAGGAGTAAAGCCGACTTTAATTGTGCGCACAAACCTCTTTCCTCCTATCTTTTCATCTGCTCGATACGTTCCTTAATTTCTTTTGGCATTGGAATGCCTTTAATTGGCTTATTTTGGCTTTTATTATCTTCAAGCGATAATTTTATCGTCCGTTGATTTTTAGTGCCGATTTGAGCCGAATACGAGCTTCTATTGACATTTTCAATCAATGCCTGTATATCCTTTGGCATTTTTTGATATTCCTTATCTCGATTAACAACCGTCCTGTAGGTTCTCATAAAGTTTGACTGTACTACGTTTTCAATACTCTTGCTGTCCGTCAATGCCCAGTTCCGTAAGTTGTCAGGACTTCCGACAGCCTTTTGTACGAGTGGTGGTAGCTTGTTAAATTCTTCAACAGCACCATAATAGCCATTCCTAAGTGCCTTACTAACAAGCATCCATGCTTCCATTTCGTTAAGCTCCTGTGGGGATTGAACCTCATGCAGTTTGTTTATTAACTGTCCGATGCTCGGTGCAAATCCGCTCGTATCGGAATGCACGTAAGTTTTTAATGCCATAGATATTTGACTGTAGCTGTATTCTTCCAACATCATATTCCACACATCTACAGTCTCGGATAAATTGCTCGGCTTGTAATTGGGGTAGCAATCACACATTATGCGAATGATTTTAACTGTCTCGTCTCTTGTCAAGAATCGCCACCCACCTTTAGAAGCTCCGCAATTTCCTCGATAAGATTGTTCTCCATTGTTGTCTTTGATTTAAATAATTTCACAACATCGTCAACAGCTTCATTGTAGCCAACTGTATATCCGTGGCTATATCCAGCTTGTCTGTTTTCTTCTAACATTCTTTCCGAAATGTTAGGTGACATTCTGTGTTCTTTTTCTGCCATTTTTATCACTCCTTTACACATTGTCCCAATCAATGGCGCCTTTGTTAGCTGAATGTGGCTCATTGTCCTTTAGTGCAAACAGCCCTTGCCAACAATGGTCTACTGACTGATTGAGAATTTTAACTGCCAAATCATTATCGCCCTTTGAAAGTCTCTCGATAGTGTTCATAGCTCGGCGTAATGCCATTTCGGTGCATATCGGCTTCTTAATCTTCTTTCGCATTGTCAGATATTCCTGAAAAGCACTCTCTAGCATTTCATCATCAGGGTAGTAGACAGTTTTCTTTTTAGATATTGATTTATCAATATCTTTTTCTTTTATATCCTTATCTTTACTATCCTTAACTATACTATTCTTATCTATACTTACCTTACCTATACTATCCTGTGGCAGACAAGTGGCAACCACTTGGCAACCATCTGGCAACCCATTGGCAACCACTTGGCAACCATCTGGCAACCCATTGGCAACCACACGGCAACCATAGTCAGAAAATGTGTATGCGCCGTTGGATTTTATCTTTAATTTTGCTAATTCTTCCTTAAAATTCGTTGGTGTATACCGGTCTTTTCTCAAAGCGTTTGCCATGCGCCAATGCTTAATTACAATCACACCATTATCAAACTGATAAATGTATCTTTTTTCCAATAATTGCTGTAAATCAGCCACACTTGCGTGAGCTTTGAACATGGAAACTGATACCTGATTGCAAAATCCGTCATCATCAGCAGACATAGATAAATGCAAATATAAGGCTTGCGCACTTGATGATAAAGCCATGAAATTATCATCATCAGTGACTTTTTTTGTGAACATTCTACGTTCTGCCATTTTTAATCTCCTATATTTCTTCAAGTTTCGGTTGATGTATTTTAATCTTTTCCCTCGCGGTTTATATTGTTATACCTTTTTCTCAACGTGTTCTGCACCTTGTTCATTCCCTTAATACCGCCGACAATAAAAGCTATCTCTGCTCTATTTTCCGTTGCCTTTGTTTCTGCTTCCATATCGTGTAGTCCGTACTCTACTTGAATAATTTCATTTGCAGTAATTCTTTTCAGAATTTCTTCACATTTCTTTTTACTTAAAATCTTCATTCCGAATCACCTACTTTCTTTGAGTTTTAGTTAATTAAACCCTTTATATGCTTTTTAGCTCTTTCAAATAGCTTATCGTGAATGTAGGTCTTGATATCGTTGTAACAATCTTCGCATACGTCACTTATCACTGTCTTTTCATTAACATCGGGATAGCCTCTTTCTACGTAATCACCAGGGTAAATATCGAAACCTGTTATTTTATAACAATTGCTACAAAATTTGCCACAAACATCACATTTGTATGCTTTACTCATTCTGAACCACCCACTTTCAATAAATCCATAAACTTTTCATACTGTTTCTGCGATATTTTGTTGCACTTCTTATCGTCTCTAATTTCGATTTTAAGGTGCTTTTCTGCGATAGACGATAATTCCCTCGCTAACATCTTTTTGCCTTGCTGTATGCCGTCTCTGTAGCCTTTAGAGGGTTTAAATTCATTTATCTTCTCTTTCCCCTCTCCTTGACCGCCAGCCGTCTTGTTATATCTGCACTGATAACCTCTTTTTGTGTATTCCAAAATCCAATATTGCTCCATTTCGTCAAGCTTGTCTTTCGGATAGTACATAACATTCAACTTCCAACCATAAGGATTTTTTTCACTATAAAATCCTCTTTTCTTGATTGATAAATCTATGTGCTGATAGCCTGTCAAGTGCGATATACTGCGTTCTAAGCAATCTACGCTTTGACCGATATAAAAGTACGATATTCCGTTTTCATCAGTTCTAGTGTAGAAGTAAATACCACTTTGATTCTTCATATCGGGGCAAGCGTTTAATATGCGTTCTCTGTTCTTACTTTTTATGGCATATAATTGTTTATAATTTACACTTGGCATTTCTCTTACCTCCTAATATCTAAATCTCGTAATATTAGTATCGTCAGACCAACAGCTAAATGTTTTATTTTCACCGTATGCTTTGACGCTTACTGTAGCTCCGTCCATTCCATCAGCGATAAAATCATCATTGTAATTGGTAGAGTAAAATGATGTATGTGTTGTATCGTATTCTTTCCACGTTCCATCGGCTTTTGCGATACGCACTCTGTAAGACGTAGCATTTTCTACTTTCGTCCACTTGACTGCTACGTGACTGTAGTTAAAATACCTTAATGCACTCTTGTAGTAAGATGCATACTCCACTGTCGGTGTACCGAGAATGCATTTCTCGAGCCAATTTTTTACGGCGTTGTTGATGGCTTCTTCTAAAGCACCGCCCGGTTGAAAATTAATATCTGGGATTTTAACAGACGGCGGATTAAGTGGTGGTGTACAGGCTGATACTGGTACAGCATTAAAACCCGCCATTGCAATCACCATAGCTATTATTGTTCTTTTTATTGTTTTATTCTCCTTTAGTTTGTTTGCATCAATTAATTTCATACTTCCACCTCTTTAATTAAATGGTAATTCCTCGTCAATACCATTAGGGATTGACATAAAGCCATCATCGGGTTTTGGCTGTGGTTCTGCACTGCCACTTGAATTTTTACTGTCGCAAAATTCCAACTTAGATACGTTGCAATCGTTAGTGTAGATTGTGTTTCCGTCTTTATTCTTGTAACTGCCTGTAGTCCACTCGCCGATAACTGCTATCTTTGAGCCTTTAAATACATGCTTCTCTACTGTTTCAGCAATCTTGCCAAAAGCCACGCAGTTAATGAAATTTGCCCTATCGTCTTTTTTCTTAAAATTCTTGTCAACGGCAAGTGTAAATCTTGCTATTACCATTGCATTTTCACTCTGTGAATATCTAATATCCGGGTCTCTAGTTAATCGGCCCATTAATGCTACAATATTCATTATTTTTCCTCACTTTCTATTTCAATAATTTCCTTGCATTCAACAACTTCAAAATCTCTATCCCAAGAAGAGCAACCGCTTTCAGCCTGTTTTGCTGTTCTGTATGTTTTAATTGCCGTCTCTTTCAATTCATCAACTTTGACAAAATGAAATTCTCTTGATAAACCGCACCATATTTCAGTACGATTTCGTCTCATAACGACATACCTTGTCCTTTCAATTCTCAAAACGGACATTCATCCCCTTTCCTTAAAACCCATTCCTTGTTACGCTCTGCAACATCCACATTCGCCCCATAAGCAACTTTTTTCATCTTCTCGATAAAACTATCTCTATCAGAATTTTCACTTGACAGATGGCACATTATGACGTTCTGCAAGCTATCTGAATAATTCGCTTTAACAAAATCACAAGCCGTGTCAATGCTTAAGTGGCCTCTGAATACGTGATTAGCTTTGCCTGTGTTATCCCTGTCAATTAAATCCTTGTCATAATTCACACCTAAGAGAATGTGGTTTATGTCTCTAAACTTCCATTTGACAACCTCACAATCGGTTATGTAAAGCATTCTCCCCATTTCCGGGTGAGTAATCAGAAAGCCGAATATCGGGCAAGGTGTTCCGTCTGCATTGGTGTGTGTCCAATTTCCGTCTATTGTTGTTAAATCAAAGGGTTTTACTGTAAATTCGCCCATATTCATTGATTTACAACTATCGCCTAAATATGGGGCAAGTATTGGTATTCCCATTGACTTAAAATCGTTTAATGACTTGCTGTGATCTAGAGGTGGGCATGACTTATTATCATGCCCCTTATCCCCCTTATATGCCAATTCAAGCCTTTTTTAATCTCCTTAATCGGTATTCCACAATCAAGGATAAGTGTTTCTCCACTGTCGGAAGTTAGCAGATAGCAATTTCCGGCTGACGATGAGCCTAAACATTTTAAGTACATTTACATCTTCTCCTTTACTCACTACTTCGCAAAAACAATAATAATTTTTCTGTACAATCAGCACAAAGGTCATATCTATAATCTACATATGAATAGCCATCTGGATTACCATAAAACATTGAATGAAAGCACAGTCGATTTTCTTTTTTGATACCATATTTAAAATATCCAGCCCATTTAGACAAACTGTACTCAAAAGGCTTTCCACATCTATCGCATTTACGGATTTCTTCGACTGACATACTCACACCTCGATTTCATCATCCTGTGGGAACTGAAAAACAGCATTGCTGACACACTCTACCTTTGACGGCTGATTTTCTGCTTGCACCATAACACCGCACTTCTTTAATCTTTCAAATTCCTTTACCACATCTTCTGAAATATCAACATTCTGCATTACAATCGGCATACCGATATATGCTTCTCTCAACATTTCCATAGCCTTATACGATTTCTCTTTGGAAGAGTACTCGCCTAATACGTATTTCTCTCCATTGTATAGTGCTATAACGCTCTCCATTGCGTGGCACACAACTATCTGTTCATAAGGCAAATCAACATTGCCATGCTGTGAAATTACTCTCATGGTCTCCAAAACCTCCCACATATTTTGCACTTATAGCCCCCATTTATGATGCTTACAAAACTTAATCCAGTCGTGTCGATGCATTACTTAGCCCTCCTCGCTCTGCATGAATGGCGGAAGCTCCTCTGACTGCTTGCCGGTTGTGCCTGTTGCCGTGGTGTCAACTACATCTGCCTTATCTTCTATAAACTCAACAGTATTAGCATTTTCGGCAATTTCAGCCTGTGCAACTTGATATACCTCGTCCATTTCAACCTGTGCCTGTCGTGCCATCGGGTCATAGTTCTTAGGGTATTTCCTTGTCGCATTGTTACACATTTTTCTCTGTATCATGCTCTCCGGAGTATCAAGCCAAGCACCGCTTATAAAAGGTCTTGCAAGCTCGCATTCGAGCATTTCATCTACTGTCGTACAACCTCTCAAAGCATTAAGAATTTCTTCTTTTTTAGCTTTAATCTCGCTTTTCTGCTTTGGTGTGGCATCCCATTTATCCTTGCAAATACCAAACGTAACATTTAACAAGTTTTGCTTAACATGAGCTAAAAGATTTACCTTAACGCTATTTCTGTCTGCTGTTAGATAAGTAATAGTTCCGTCTAACAACTTAACAGGATATACAACTCTTACTGCTTTATCAGACAATCCTTTTTCTTCCCACTCCGGCTCTGTAACTGTAAGCCCTTTATGTTTAGGTGGAATATATACATCTCCCTCATGTATCACCCAATACGGATATACCTGTTTAACATCTTTTCCATAGTGGGCGAGCAAAGAGTCATAGCCTGTGCCCTCAATACCCATTTCAACCTGTTTCTGCCATACATCCTTGTTTGTCTGCGGGTCAACTCCCACCTTTACATTTCTTAACTGAAAATAGCACTCTCTTGGATATGCGCTCGCATTTAACTTGAGGCTTGCGCAACGCTTTACGATACCTCTTAAATTGCTTGTATCAAGGTTTCTCATATCAATCTTAGGGTCGCTCTTGACAAGGTTGAAAATGCTTGTCATGGCTTCCATAGCGCACTCTTTTGCGTAATCGTCCATATCCATTCCAACAGCCTTATAATCATTGATGATAAGTCCTGTCATTGTATTACTCCACTCACTTAATGAGGTGGTAAACGCTTTCTTTTCCGCAACTGCTGTATTCTCTGCCATAATTAATCCTCCTAAATCTCATTAAAAACCTGAACAGCAAACAGTTCATTAGGTGTCTGCTTGAATAGAACTCCGTCAGATATGACTGTATACATATATCCGTCATACTTAAGTTCTACGGTATGTTTCTTACCGCCCATGTAATAATTTCTCTTCTTAATACTCATTGCTATACCTCCTATAATCCAAGTAACTTTTTAATCACTTCTCTCATTCTCTCGGTTTCACCACTCAACTGCTTCTCGCTTTTATCAGCAAGTCTAATCTCTATTTTGTACTCTTCCTCTGAAACTGTCTCTTTAAGCGCACGTAAAACAGTAACCGCCTCTGCCATAACATGGCTTTTTATACCTATAAATGTAACTTCTCCGTCTTTTGCTTTAATCATTTCTGTTCCTTACTTTCTTCAAACTCTTTCAACTGTTCTGCTAACTTCTTACACTCTTCTGCTACATATTCTTCTGTGCGAACTATCGTGCCGTCAATGCGAAATCTATCTTCACACTCAATCTGCATAGCAAGGCACTCTCTGTAATTAGGAAATCTCTCATAAGCGAGTTCAAGTTCTTTTGCGTCATCGCAATGTGCGCAATCAAATCCAAACCACCATAAATCACTTTCTATTGGATAGTTTGAATTTTCTCCGCCATCCGCAAAGGTAATACCGCCGTGGCATTGAAAATATGCTTCAATTCGTATTCTTTCGTCTTCATCAAGGCAAGCTCCAAACAAAGGAAAAATACCGCTTATTTTTCGGTCTCCAACATCCGCTTTCTTAATTTCAAGATAGTCTGAATACTCTTTACCATATAAAGGGTGGCTTTTAGGAATGCCTACATATCCGCACCTATGCCCCATCACATTGAATGTAACGACACATTTATATCCTGCGTGTTCAAACTCTTGTTCTACAACATATCTATCATTCGCCATATCACACCGCCTCAATCACAAGCTCTTTGTCCTGTGTATGCTTCAACATAATCAATTGGTTATCAATCTGTGGTATTCTCCAATCGTCAACGCTCTCTGTATCATCAATAATAATTGGAAAATTAACGCTTGCCACTTTCTGAAAAGCTCGGCATATGTCAACTTCTGTCAGCATTCTTGCACCATGGTTGAGATTTCTTGCATATGCTTCGCCGTTGTAAACAAAGTCGCAGCACTCCTCGGCATCACCATTTAAGAGTGGTCTAAAAAGCTTTGCTGTAGCAAAATTCAGATACTTATTAACGTCAGCCTGTAAGAGTTCATTTTTCTTACGTGTAAACTCTTTCAGCAGGTCAAGTTTTCTCTCCCAATCAGCAATCTCCTGATTGAGGTCGGTTCTCTTTGTTTCAAGGTCAGCTATGCTATCATCTATACGCTTGTTATTCGCCACACCAAGCTCAATCTTTGTATCAACTGATAAAACTTGCCTTAACAGTTCGTTTCGCTCGTTTTTGAGCTTTCTGATAAGCTCCGATGTATCGTTTTCATCTACAAGGGCTTTCTCTTTTTCTTCAATTTTAGCTTTAAGTGCCTGATATTCACTGTTGTCTGTCATATCAACATCAGTAGGTAAGTCTCCAAGCTCTTTAGCAACAGCATCATGCCTTATTGTCAGCTCCTTAAGTTCTGCTTCAAGGCCAGTTATTTCTTTCTTCTTGTCTTCGATAGCCTGTTTAAGTTTCTTGCTATCGCTTGAAGCTAGTGTGTTACCCCTTTCTTCAAGTTCTTTAAGGTTCTTTGCTTTTCGCTCGTCAAATTCGGCTCTCATGCTCTCTATCTTATCTTCCGGCAACCTCTGACCGCACATCGGGCAATTAACACTGCTTTCATCAAAGGCAAGCTCTTTTGTTTTTCTCCAATCAGCACGTACCTTTTCTAAGTCTCTTGCACAATCTTCAATCTCTCTTTCAGAGGTTTTAATGCTAGCTTTTCCAGCTCTTATCATAGACTCTGTTTTGTGAATTGAAGCCTCGAAACCATCAAACTGTAACTGTAGCTCCATGCGCTTTTTCTGATTGTCAGCATTGGCTTTTCTCTCCATGTCTGAAAGCTCAAATTTAAGGTTCATAATGTCCTCTGTAGCTTTCTGCTTGTCCTCTAAAATCTTATTGTAGTCGGATAGCTTATCTTCAATTTCCTTAAGCTGTGGCTCGTATGTTTTCTTTTCAAGTTCAAGCTCTGCAAGGTCTGTATACTCATTGGTGGAATGGATTGTATCAATCCTTGTTGAGATTTCGTCTCTTTCCTTAACAAGTCCTTTTGAGCCATTCCTACCGCCGGTGCCGTTTAGCTTGCCGCGACACACTTTTTTGAGCTGGTCAACGTCCCCACCGTCAAACATTGGCTTAAGCTCGGCAAATTGTGGAAACATATCGCAGATTTCTTCATCAGTATGTGTGCCAAAATAGCTTGCAAGTGCTAATCTCTGCTCTGCCTGTGACTTGTTGAGCAATGTCATGGCATTTAAACAGAATGGTAATACTCCAAGCTCTGCCATGTTGTCATTGATGTACTGATTGTAGTCAGCCATCTTGTACGGCACATCATTGATTGAGTAATCAGTAACACTGCCTGTAATCTCGCCTTTTTTGTTGCGTTTCTGTCTTGTAACCTTTTTCAGAGTCTTTGCTTTTCCGTCAATCTCAAAGGTAACAGCTCTCACAATGTCAACATCGTCAATCTCAACTCCGTTTTCATCATGCGGTCTTATGCCTGTAATCTCTCTGTCGTTCTCGTCATGGCAATTCAGCACATCAAGAATAATTCTCTTAACTGTCGATTTGCCGACTTCATTTTGACCGGATAACACAGTTTTCATTGAAAAATCTGCGTCTAATGTGTTTTTGCCATAGAATTTACAAAAATTCTGTGCAAAAATGTGTGTAATCTTCATTGCATTTCCTCTCTTTCTATTATTTGTTTATGGTTTTTAGAATCAAATTTCCGTGCAGGCTTGATTTTTTAACTACTCTTAAGTATGAGTCCGACTCCGATACAAAAAGCCACTCACTAGCCACGTAATGAGCTTTGTTGAGCAATAGCTTCTGCTCTCTTGTTAATGGCTTCAATCGGTATCTTGTATCACCCAGCCTAATCCGCCTTACATTGTCGCTCATTTAGTTTCTCCATTTCTTTATCCAACAGCGCTTGAAAGTCAAATGATTTGTTTTTGTGCCGTTTAGCTCGATATAATTCTTGTAGGTAATCGTTAGCACTCTGACGTTTCAATTGGCTACCAATCGCAGTAGATGTCAAGATTTCCATTTCCGCTCCCTTCGTCATATACAATCCCTTGTATGCCAATAGGAGTATCAACTACAGTTCCGTGTGGTAAATCGTCACTTGCAATTACAACGTATTCGTTTTCATCAACTACAAGCCCATGCTCGTTTAGATGTCTGCCCGGAATATTTAGACCGCCTCCAGGTAACACTCTCTGTGAGTACCACGTATAAGTGTAATCGCCATATCTGACTCGCCCCAGCTTCTTAAATCGGCTACAACTGTATTTCTTACGGCAAGTTGGAACTGTCGGCTCTACATAGGTCTGCTCAACTACAACCGGCTCATTCTGAACTACTGTCGGCTCAATCTTTCCTAGCATTACATCATTTAAATAGGAAGTAACACCGGCTGTCAGCTCAACTTTACTATCTGCTTTCGTTGCTATTGGCTTTAAGGTCATAGTTCCAATTATTAAAGTCGATAACATCAATATCCTTTTTCTTCTCATGCGGTTCGCCCTCCTCTATGAGACATATTGCAATCAGTATCAGCCAAAATACTGTTACGATTGCTCCAACGATAATACTCGCTGTCTTAATTCCGTATGCCACCGATAATCCAAGGAAAAACGCAAATGCCAATGCTCCGAAAATCGAATAGCCACAACCGGTGTAAAACTTCTCTTTTAAAGTTCTTTTTCTCATACAATCACCTCACTATGCAAAACTCTGTTGAGCGTTTGCATCCTGAATAAGCTCATCAAGATACTTAGGCACGACATAGCAATCAATAAACTCGTGCACATCGTCTATATACTTTCTCTTGATACTCTTATAAGTAGATACACAACCATACTCACGCTTTAACTGTGTCCATATATCAGAGAATGTCTTATGTCTGATACTGTTATCCCTGTATGCTTCACTCTGCTTGCCACCAAGGATATTTACAACTCTGCGCTTAACATGCTGTTGTATCTCGTCAATATCGCAACTATAAAGTGGTACGTTTTCCTTAAGTTCGCTCACATCATCTTTGATGTCATTTACTTTCTGCTCTAATTCTGTATAGCCCTGTGCCAAAAGCTGTATCTGACCGCCTGTTGTCTTTGGCATACCATAACTGCCTGTCTTTCTGATTGACGGAAGTACCTCATCCATTACCCACCGCTCAAATTTCTCTGCACTAGGCAATTTTGATTTCATAATAAGTCGGTATAAATCTCCCTCATTTATGTATGACATAGATTGCACTCCACTAGATGTAGGGGTGTCACGTTTCGTTACTCCCTTGCAATGGTCATTAACTGCCTTGCGTGGATTTGTATATCCAAGTGCGGTTGCCACATCTGTTGCTACGAAATATGGCTTTCCGTCAATTTCTGTCATTCGGACTTCTCCGAACTCTTCATTGTTGAAAATTTGTAAATCGTTCATGTTTTCTCCTTTCTACTCGATAAAATAAGAAACTTCTACGCCAAAATAATTAGCAATCTTAATTAGCTTGTCTGTTTTTGGCATTGATTTTCCTGACTTCCAATCCGAAAAAGTACTCCGTGCCATTCCAAGCTCTTCCGACAGTTTGTAAAACGAAACGTTTCTAGCTTTTATGAGCGTGTCAAGTTTTTTAAAACTCGCCTGTCGTTTTTTCTTATTCAATTTCCCATCTCCTTTCTTGACAATAGTTAGGAAATCCGTTACAATAAAAATGTCATATTAGGCAAAATACGCTAGGAGGTAAAAGCCTTGAAAGCAATTTTGATTTTGCCTGTTCCATATTTGCGAGGTCGCATTTAAAATGTAGCAATCGGTGTAGCGCATTTTGGGCAGTAAAGCTCGATAAAAAATCATGGTTGGCATGTCCGATAATATGCCGTGCTACGCTAGATACTCCTCTCAATCCGTCAGCTAATGGCAATTAGACTGCTGAACTTAAACTGCATAAGTGACGGAACATTTAAAGAAGCATTGGTACTACACAGTGCGTTGAAAGACTGCAAAATGTATGTGGTGTAAAAAATAAGGCAACGGCTGTTGGTGGTAGTACACTAACAGCTTTTGTTTTTAGTTCAAAAATCCTAACTAAGTTTTGATAAAAATTAGAAAATCGTGTATACTATGAATTGTCCAGAAACATAATATTATTTTCTCAATTTTATTTTTTATTGAGTTGGATTTCCTAACTTCTTTTTCATTCTACATTAGGAAGTCTTATTTGTCAACCCCAAATGTTAAGAAATCACAACTTTTTTTAAAGGAGATTTTCTATGTACGAAAGATATTGTAAATTAAGAGACTCAAAAGGGTTAAATGATTCAGAAGTGGCTAAATATGGTGGTTTCCCTAAAAGTACTTTTTCAGATTGGAAAAAGGGAAAAAGTAGTCCAAAATTGTTTAAGCTGGTAAAAATTGCAGAATGTCTTGATTGTTCACTTGATTATTTAGTTACCGGAAAAGAGCACCATTCAGTTGTTGAGGAGGCAACAAAAGACTTGGCTCTGTCGAACATGGATAGTAAAATCAAGGACTACGCATTGAAATTATCTAAATTGTCGGATAAAGAACAAGAAAATATTATGAATTTAATAGATATGATGTATGAAAATACTCAAAATAAATCAAATTAATAAGAAAGGTGGTATTTTATTATGAGTAAAACTGTTAAATGTCCTAAATGGGGTTGTGATGGTGTTGGCATACCTGTTGATACCAAGAAAAAATTCTCATTCGGTAAAGCACTTGTTGGCAACACAGTAGGCGGTCTCTTCGGACCTGTCGGTGCCGTTGTCGGTACTGCTACCGGAATTAAAGGCAAGAATGGCAAAACAAAGTTTGTGTGCTCAAAGTGCGGTAATGTTTGGGAAAAGAAAATATAATTACCAAGGTAGAGCTTTTACTCTGCCTCTATTTTTCCCTTAATAAATATGTACAAGTACAATAACAGGTCTTTATCTTCCAAGCCCTCAATCATTTTAATTATTTCTTCCTTATATTCCATACAATACCACCTCTGATACATCCATTATAGAACATTTGTTCTTAAACGTCAATATTAGGGCGGCAGAAAAATCCACCGCCCTACCGAAACTTGAAGAGTTCTCTTATTGAGAACATCATCACTGTAGCACTTTAAAGTGTTTTATTTTGTCGAATATTGACAACATGGACTGTAAAGAATAGATATATTACTACATAATTAATTCCCCCAATAAAATATTACATATTGAACTCTACAATTCATATTCCCTTGTACTATATCTTTAAAAACTACATACCAATTATTATTTAATATACTTACACCTTCTAAGTGAGAAGGAAAAGCATTTCCGTCACCATTACTTATTAATATAGCAATATCATCAACAGAGAAACTTTCTAACCCAAACATGTTTTTGACTTGTTCTAAGGTAAATAACACAAATGAATTATTACCCGATTTCACTTCTTTTACTATAGTGCCAGCTTTAATTTTTATACCATCTAAATTAATTTTAAAATCCGTCTTTAAATTGCCTAAACTCTGGTTTAATTCACCATATTTGTCATTCAAAATCTTACCTTGGCTCGCATCTAATGCACTGCCAGTGGTAGTAGTCGTGAGATTGTTCGCTAAATCTTTAAAAGCAAAGCTTTTCAAATCAGCGAACCACTTCTTAATTTTCCTGAAGCCGGTCGACACTTTTTCGCCAGAAACAAGATTTGCTCTAGTTGTTGCATCGGCAAAAGTAACTGTTGTATCGCTTATATTTCCATCTTCTGCAACCGCTCCGATATTGGTAGGGGTTATGTTTACATTTCCTCTGCGATAATAAGCTTCTTTTGCGCCTTTTACTCCTGTTACCGGTGTGCCGGCAAGCACATCCCAATATCTGTCGATTGTCAGATATACATTACTGCCGGAGGGGATTATATTACCAGCCCCCTCTTTAAAATCTGTGGTCGTAGTAAATTGGTCGGCTATATTGTACATATCACCGGAAGCAGCATTCGCTGTGTTCGGTAAGTCGGCAAAGTTAATTGTTCCAAGAGGCCTTAATGCTCCACTTAAGCTCTCGGATATTTCTTTGGCTTGTTCTGCGTACTTTTGCGCTTCCGACTCGCTCTTAGCAGATCTAGTCTCGCTTGTCTTAGCATTAGTTTCAGAAGCCTTGGCTTTTATTTCGCTTTCTTTAGCATTGCTTGCAGAATTAGCTGATTCTTGAGCTTTGTTTGTGGCAAGTTCTGCTGATTTTTGAGCTTGTGATACGGATTGAGCCATGCCGTCAAGATAGTTCTGAATAAGTCTTTGAATTTCAGTGTCAAAATCCTCAACAGTTCCCATCCGCTTAACTATTCCTGGCGCGAAACACATCCATATCTGCTGTTTTTTCGTATCGGAGTCGGTCGATACCGCCCATTCTCCGGCTTTCATTTTTAAGGGGTCAAACTCCGAGTATGCCCCTCGTCTCATTTGAATTGCCATAAGCTACACCTCGCTTTCATCAATGCCTAATTTCTGACACAATCTTGAAAACTTATCTTCCAGTTCATCTATGCGTTTTTGCATTTTATCAATCTTCTGCTCGTCTCCGGCAAGTCTTAAAATTAAGAATTGCTCATAACTAACGCTATAACACTCCCCTACGTTTGGAAACTCTTTACTTTTAGACAAAATTCCAAAATTTTCATCATTTTGCAAGCCCATTTTTTCAGCAACATCTTGCGCTATTATTCCAAAGTTTTTTCTTTCTTCTTTGTCAATCTTAGATATGTATTGATACTGAACTAAATCCACTTTCATTGCTCCATCTATACATTCCTGTGGTATTTTCTTGACATTCTTTTTCAATCTTGCGTCAGATGTTACAGTAGAGTTTGTGGCGGTCATATTATTAATGAATATATCATTTGACTGTCCTATTGAAAGCACCGGATTGGTATATTGTCCATATGGGTACATTTGAACGGAGTCGTGCGTTTCCAAATATCCGGTATATACCGAGCCGACATTTATTCCCTTGGGTGCCATATATCCGGTCACTTCCCCATTTTGATAAAACACAATAGTTCCGCTTTCGCTAGGGTCAATCACAACTCTTCTTGTGTACTCTAAATCATTGCCATTGATAATTTTATTTCTAATAATGACCGCATCAAGTACATCAATTTTTCCGTTTCCGTCTACGTCTAATTTGAAGAAATCATCAATATTAGGCGCATATCCCCCCGATACTATCTGCTTAATTTTGTCTGTATCGTTGCTTGTATAATTCTTTTTCAGATATTTTTTTGTACCCTGTGCGTCGTATTTACAGCCCACAAAATTGCTTGCAGTAACAGTTCCGGCATATATATGTGGCGAAATAACATACTGATTGTTAATTTCTGTATAACCAATATTGTTTTTTAATTCGTTTAGCGTATCGTTTGTTGCAAAATCGGGTTGGTTTGAGATATTGTTCCACGAAATACTTACTTCGTCATCAAGTGTAATACCTTTATTATCCAGCGTTACAAGTGTCTTTCCGTTTGCATCTTTGACATACTGCTTGCCGTTTGTGTTATTCTCACCGCCTAAAGTGAGTGTGCCACCATGTGCCCAGTCAAAATTAATGCGGAAAGCCGACATAATATTGAAAATAGCGTTTCCGTCTTTATCAATTCCGGCATTCCATGTTTTACCATAGTCACTTGATACCGCCATTCCATTAGCTGTCATTTTCCACTGTATATTACTCGATTTCAAGTCTGATTTGTTGTGCATAATATAAATAATCGAGCCATCCTCTTGCTTCTGTTCAGTCTTAAAAAGCCCGAGCGATTGAGACATTAGCTGTGTCAGCAATTGCATTTGCTTATCATATACACTTAGTTGTGCCTGCGCAACTTTCCTAGCTTGTACGACAGCCTTTGTCTCACTGCTGAATTTATCAGCACTATTTCTTGAAGCGTTTTCGGCATCACACGAAATTTTAGTGCCACTTCCAACTGTAAATGTTCGGTTAGAAATAAAACAGCTATATGTATTCTGCTTGCGGTCTGTCACAAGTGCCACATCTCCGCTCTCAATCAGTGGGTTTGACAAGAGTGTAGCGTCAAGAGGTCTGAACCTCATGCCACCAATTTTTTTAAAGATATAGTTTGCAACTGTCTGTGCCTTGTCTGCCGAAATAAACGGATTATCAGAGATTGAGACCACATACCCCTCTTTTCCGGCAAGCGCGTTAACATCTTTTGTCTTGTCCTCTTTCGATGTCACAATAACTTTAACACCTGTAATCACAACATCATCAGTCGCAACATTCAAGTCTTTTTGCGTGTAAATATTGTGGTAATTTCTTGTTTCTGTAAATGTTCCGCCATCGGCACTATCTCCGTCAGAATACTTAAATGTTCCACCATCAACACTATCTCCGTCAGAGTATGGTGTAGTTTTCGTGCTAAAAGTTCCACCATTGTAATTTTGGCTCCCAAACTGGCTCATATCATACCAGCCGATAAGTAATTCACCATCGTGACCGCATTTGCCCCATAATCCGCTTAACTGCAAAATGTAAGCTATCGCCTGTCCATATGTGAGCTTTTGATTATCACTCGGTATCTCGTTAATCACGTAATCAGAGTTATCGAATCTTGCCATAGTAAAAGGTACATCGCACTTAATACAAGCGTCTCTGACTACCTCATACGCTGTCGTAGGGTAGCTTAAATTGCTGTCATACTCGCGATTGAAATTATTAATATTGTCAAGGCAAGTAAGCGTTATGAGTGAGCCGTCATAGCTTGTTTCGCTGACTCTATACTCACCGATTTTTAGTTTTTCACTTGTGCCATCAGAAAAGCTTTTTGAAACATATGCCGTTACGCTTGCCTTGTCAAAATCATACTTGCTGTAATCTTCATAAATGTTATTCAGCTTAATTTTCAGTTTTCCAGCAATCAAAGCTCCGATTGTGAAAGTGCCATTGCTTGATGTTGAATCATTAACCTCGAAGCCATTCGCCCACAGCTCGCTATCACTAACAGGGATTTTTTCACCGCTTGCCGTAACTATGTCAGCAAAACAATTTACGTTTATATCATTATCGAGCATTACTGCTCTTTGCCACTTAGCCGATACGTTAAGCATTAAATCACCGCCTTATATTTCTATGAGGTCGAAACTCAATGTCTCATACCTCTTATTGTTGATAGTCCATATCTTGATAGGTGCGCTTCTATCACCTACATAGAATGTGCGTGTTTCATCAGTGCCACTCATAGCGTCAGGATATGTCACTCTGATATATTCGGGGTTTACCATTTGAAGTATCCTTGCTGTCCTAGCTGTGTCTGTACCACTCCACGACAATTTAAGCTGTCGTTTCTGTGCTATTCTATTCTTGTGCATTTGAGCGTCCTGTGTACGTCCACTGTCGCTTGCAGACACATCAATCATGCCCCATTCAAAGCTTGACGGAGTAGGTAATTCCGCTCCGTCTACTAACATCATTGCCATACTGTTACCTCGTAAAAAGACACCCACGTAAAGGTGAGTGTCTTAACCAAATTCATTTGCTACAATATATCGTTGTCCGTGCTTTGCTTTGCCTACCTGTGTCATGCGATAGAGTGTTTCGCTGTCACACTTAAACACATTTTCGATGATAGGTGCAGAGTTTCCACCGGTGTTAGAGTTCATCATTACTTGCGCCATGCCCTCCATGACAGCCTGTTTAATTCCGTCTGTAATCTGTTGATTGTTTGCGACTACATTTCTACCATTTGAGAATTTACCGACTAACTCATTGTGATTGATAAAAGCCATGCCGTCCTCTCCCCTTGGGAAAATTCCACCACTAGCAAGCCTTGGAATATGCACTTTCGGGACTAACGATACTCCGTTCCAATTTGCACCAGCCACCTTAGCAGCCATAGAAACAACTTTGTTAAATCCTCTTAATAAAGAGTTAATTCCACTGACAACAAAATTAACCCCATTCTCTATTTTTGAAATAACGTAATTCATAGCCCCTGTGACACCGCCTCTTATTGAACTCCACACATAATTAAACGCGTTTGTAATTCCGTTTTTCATAATATTAAAGCAGTTTGTGATAGGTGAAATAACATTGCCATTAAACCAACCCGCCACGCTTTGCCAAGTAGATATAACAAAGTTCTTTGCTGTGCTAAGTGCCGATGTTATACCAGCTTTCAGCATATTAAAAAAGTTTAAAATCGGTTGTATTACTGTACCGCTAAACCAACTTGCCACCCCTTGCCATGTTGAAAATACAAAATCTTTTGCTGTCTGTATCGTTGTCTGTATAAACGTTTTTAAAAAGTTAAACAGATTTGAAATTGGAGTAATCACATTATTATTAAACCAGCTTGAAGCTACTATCCAAATTGCTTGAATTATTATCCAAACACCTTGAAAAATCTGTTGTGCTCGTGTAGCAAAGCCTTTAAAAAAGCCAACTATCGGCTCAATTACTGTGGAACTAAACCATTTCGAAGCTCCTTGCCACACAGTTACTATGTCTTTCCATAGAGAGCCGAAAAAGCCACTTATGGTTTTCCACATATCTTTAAAAAACGAAACTACAGGCTCAATGACATTTCCATTGAACCAATCGCCAACCGTTGAAAATAGTTCACAAATTGTGTTCCAATTATCTTTTACTAAAACAACGATTGTTGATACTGCCGCCACTATTGCTCCAACAATTACCGCTGGCAATGCGGCCACACCAGCTAATATTGCTCCGATTGTGGCTAATGCAACACCTATCACCATTAAAATCTCATTTACCCAGCTAAATCCGTCTTTTAGCATTTTGACAAAATTTACAATAGATAAAATTGTTCCGGCTATTGCCGAAAAAGTAGAGCCGATTGTTGCTAATAGGTCTGCTGCCCCTGTTCCGAATGCAGCCGTTATTGCATCACCTAAACTTAAACCACTGAATAATCCCTCTATGAGTAATCCAAGATTTGTTGATAGTGAAGCAAAAATGGTTTTAAACGCTTGCATTATTGCCGTTCCAATGCCAGCTCCTTCTACAAGCTCAAATCCAATTTTTGAAGCTATTGCCTGTGCTATCGCTTTTGATAATGATTTTCCAATAAAAGCGAGTGCCACTGAACCCAATTTTAACGAAATTATCTTTTTTATCAGCAATGTGCCAACTATTATCTCAACAGTTTTAATGTCCAAATTGCTTAAAAAGTCCGTAATTCCTTTGAGTACGTCTTTCCACGACACATTTTTAATTGCCGTGGTTAGCATGGTGTATATTCCTTGCACCCATGCATTAATAGTTTTTGCTAGTAACGCAAAATCAAAATTCTCAAAAAATCCATTAATGCCGTTAGCAATCGACAAGCCAAAATTAGTCCAGTCGAATGTTGTGCCGAATGAATTGAGGAAATGCAAAGCTGTGTTCAGTGAACCAGCTATTGTTGCACCCAAATCATAAAAGAGTCTTGGGCTGATTAAGCCGTTAAGGAAATCTGCAAGTCCTTTTCCGAAATTGTCAGCTTTCTGATAAATCTTCTTCCAATCAATGCTCTCCATAGCGTTCGCAAGAGCGTCACCGATGTACTTTCCGAGCGAGTAAAGGTCTTTGATTGATGATTTGTATTTTTCGAGCAATCCATCGGTCTTTTTCAGCGAGCTATCAATACCACCTCCAGCTCCACCGCCACCGGAACCGCCACTGCCCGAACCGCCACCACTGCCACTATCGCTGTTATCGTCAAGTGCGTGTATCTCATCTATGCTAAGCAATGTCTTTTTCAGTTTTTGTGCTTTCTTATTCGACTTATCGGCACTATCACCAATGTCGCCTACTCCGCCAGCTATGTCCTCCATGCCGTCAACCGTAGCACCACCACCGCTTATTTCGATAGTCCATCCGAAGATTGCTCCGAGTGCGTCAGCTACAGTTCTTGTGAAGCTGATAACCTTGAGCATTACTTTACTTAAGGCTTGGACAAATGGCTTTAAAGCATTGATTATTACGCTACCTATGATACTGCCCCATGCTTGGAACTCTTGCTTAAGGACTCTTACACTATTCGCCCATGTCAATTTGTTATCGTAAAGGCTTTTTATCCTCTACTTCTTATAGTTTCCTATAAGTTCAGCGTACATTTTCAACCACAAAAATAAGACGCATTTCTACGTCTTATGGTTGTCGAGCACTCTTGGGAAGATTATATTTATTCACTTCCTACGCGTTACAGTGTCAATCAGCCTTTCGCTATCTGATTGATTACCTCGGTATTGACTTATTGACTTATCCATTTATATCCGTATGCTGTCCTGTCGGGTTTATCAACTACTTTGTGTATGGCTTTGTAATTGACCCCCAACGCTTTGCCAGCGTCAGATATTCTATCATACTCCTTGACTACTTTATTTGTTTTTATGTCAATTTGAGCTATTTTCCTACCCTTTTTTAGTTTAGTATACATGCTCAAATCTTTTATCGGAAAATCTTCTTTATAAACAAAAATATATCCATTGGCATTTTTATAACGATGTTTCAATGCCCCTATCAGTGTTGTCCTGTTTGTTCCTGTTTCGGTTGAAGCCTGTGCTATGCTGTCAAATTCTTTGATATAATTGCCTTTTAGGTCACATTGAATGACTTTCCTCTGATTAATGGGCTTTGGCTTTACATATGTCTTAGCTCCATTAGCTTTATATTCATCTTCAAACATGAATTGATAGCCTTTACATGTCAGCATTTTATTCTTGCAACATAATAATACATCAGTATTACCAAAGCCATATTTGTCGGCTTCCATCGCGCTATCGTATCTTTCTATGAATGTTCCATCTTTATCCAGCCTTACGACAGCTCTTGCATTGTGTCCACCGACACCGCCTTTATTCTCATTATATCCATCTCTGTATGTGTTATACAAAGATATATAAAATCTTTCAATTCGCAATGCTTTCTGTGAACTATTGCATTTATCAATCACTTCCCATTCAAAGTTGTCCTTGCCATATTCTTCAATTGCTCTGTGAAATAAGCAATCCTCTTTTGGCGAACACCTTAAATGTTGTTGAACCCTAGCGTAATAGTTTACTGTTTGTCCGATATATAATTTTCCGTTTACTTTATTTGTAGCCTTATAGATATAATACGTTCTCATTAAATCACCTCGAACATATTATATCAAAGTATGTTGTCTAAATCAACTTAGTTTTCACCGACTTTGCTCGATTTTTCATCAGCATATTACTATGCTGCGCGACACATGAAACTAACGTTTCGTTTATCGGCTGTTTTGGCGAAGTCACCTTGCGCAGCTTGCGTGTTTGCCATGACATAATTGTATCTTAGCAATACCTTTTCAGCTTGCGTCATTGACTTGATGTTTGCGTCAAGTCCGTTTTTCATAGCCCACTCCGAAAGAGTGGCTTGTGTTAAATCAAGTCCGTATCTCCTTAATGGTGCGATTGTTCCTGAAAAAATGGATTGTAAGCTCTTTGCAACATCGGCTTGGTCTACATCGTAGAATGAAGCCATATCACCAGCTAATCTCGTAAGATTAAGTGACATATCAGCCATACTGTCTGTAGTCTTGTATAGCGTGTTATTTTGGCTCATAAGAGCTTTATTCGTCACTGCCGTACCATTCGCCACTTGCTGTGATGTAATGCCTACAGAAGTACCCAGCGCTTGGAAACGGCTTGATATTTGCTTGACCGTCAGCTCTGACATTCCAAAGTCTTGAATTGATGTTTTTGTGAAATCATCAACCTTGCTTGCCATATCTCCAAACGTGGTATCTACTACGTTTTGAACCTCTGTTAATTGGCTTGCTAAATCAACTGCACTGCCTAGCTTTCCTACAGCTCGCATAACCAACCAATAAGTTGCGTAAAACTTACCGATAGTTGAAGCTAAGCCCCTAAATCCGCTTCTTGTACGCTTAATCGACTTGCTTGTGTTTGAAAAGCCTGTTACGAGTGACCTACTAGCCGAACCGACTTTTGAGCCTTGCTGTGACAGATTAGCAAGTGCGTTAGTCATTTGAATAATGTTACTGTTGACTCTCGGTGCGTTAGATAATGTTGTCATTACCTCTTTCAAGGCACTGCCAAGGTTTCTGGTGTTATCCGCAGCATATCCGGCTGATTTTGAACCGAGCTTTGAGATTGAGGCTGTTAGCTGTGTAATCTCTGCTGATTGCTTTGAGATATTCGCAAAGCCCGACAATTCTGTTGCCATGCTCTTTAAGGCACTTGCCGAGCTGACAAGTCTTGCAGTATCAAGGTTGCCAAGCTTTTCCATGTTAGTTGCAATCTTGCTAAAGGTACGAGTGTCGATACTGCTCACACTTCTAAGTGATGTTGCAAGTTGCGACATTCCACTCGCAAAATTGCTTATGCTTGCACCATTGAGGGAATTGAGAGTACTTCCAAGCCCTTGCAACTTACTTTGTAAATTGCCTATGGCTCTAGTCGCTTGCTGTGCGTCCGACTTGATTTGAAGCTCAATGCTCTCTGCCATTTTCTCACCTCCCTGTAATAAAAAAGAGCTACCCTAAAGTAGCTCTCATGTATTTAGTCTTTGAGCAGATAGTATGTTGTAATCAACCCAACATAGCCATCTTGCTTAAGCCCCCTATTCTTCTGAAATACCATGACACATTTAGTGAGATAATCACTCCACTCTTTGTAATCAGTGTCAAGTTTGTAGAAATGATACTTGTCATGCAGAGTTTTTCTCAGCCACTTAATGGCTGTCGGGCAGTTATGCTTCTGACCCCTCCACAGATTGTGATTTTTAGCAAATCTCTGTGAATTAGCTCCAAACTTGCCATCTTCCTTAAGCTCGTCTGTGTCAAATCCGATATTCATGGCATGTTGCCATTTTCTTACATCTTCATTATTGAGGTAATATTCCTCATTGCCTTTCCAAGCGTTATCCTTTGCCGGAGTTGCTATTGGTGTCGGATTATTCTTTATTCCGTCGTCCTTATCAAGCTCAATATAGAGTAAGTTAGCGTCAGTACTGTTATTCAGACCGCTACAAGTAAATGCGCTTGAATACTGCCAGCCATACAGTGGATGCTGTATAACAGGCTTCTTTGCGCTGTTAGGCTCATCACCAATAGACATTCCCTTAGTTGACGGATAACGCGCAATCCAAAACGGACAGTTAATCTGATTTGCGTATGGTGCAATGTACTGATTGTAAAAGCTAAGTCCTGTGTATACACCAAAGTTAAGCCCGGCACTCTTGATAACACTCTGATATGTGTTGATAATATCAATAAGCGTCTGTCCGAGTCCTTGCTGGCATCTGTCCTCTACATCAAGCCATACAAATGTCTTTCTTCCGGCAAGTACCTCAATCACTTTCTGTGCATCCGTCTTTGCCTTATCTACTGTTGTAGCGTATGAGTAGTTGTAAACACCTTGTATTGGCATTCCTACATCAGTACAGCCTTTCCAGTTTGCTTCAAAGGTTTTGTCCGGATTAAGGTCTTTCCGGATTATTTTAAGGATTGCAAATTGCACCCCAGCCCACTTAACCTTGCTCCAATCAATATTTCCTTGATATGACGATACGTCAATTCCTTTATATGCCATATTTTCACCTCATTAGTCAGGACTTTCAGGTAATCCCGACTGTCTTAATGCGTTAATTCGTTGCTTCATCTCATAAACGGCAATTTCCTCATTAGACTCCTTGTATTTAGGCTCGTTATCTTCTAAGTATTGCTCATTTAATGATTTCTCAATGTATTTTGCTCTTGCTTTATTGCCATTTAAGGCTCTATCAATAGCTGTAAGAGTTGCGCTTAATCCGTATGTGCCCCACCAAGCCCACATGTTGGAGTCGGCTTCTCTTTGCGCAAGCATATAAGCCTTTGAATAAGGCTCTAAATCAGCCGGACAAGACATGTCTATGTCCTCAACGCTAAATCCATAGCCTTTAGTTGCCAAAAGCCAATATGGGCGGATTTCGTTGCAATATACTTCCCATGTAAGCTCTTTTACTTCTTGATTGGTTTCTTCTTGGCTGTCTGCACCTCTTTCGCCAGCATCTTGGATAAAAAACTGTTTTTCTCCATTTCCGCAGACAAGTCATTATAGAGTGATTGTAAATCTCCGCCCTCTTCATTCTCCGGGTCAAGGTAATCGTCAAGTAAATCGTATACCTTTACAAGCTGTTTCTCTTTTGCTTCTTTATTGTCAAAATCAAAGCCAAATTCGTCAGCATGGAATTTTTGCAAGCCTACAAGCAAAAACTCCGGTAAAAATTCAAGCATGTTGTCAATGACTTCAAGTCCCTCACCCTGTTGCTCCATTCCTACGAGCCTTGGGATAATTTTATTCTTAACTACCGGTGCATATCCGAATTTAACTGTGTATTCTTTTCCGTTTAATTTAATTTTCATTTTATCTTTCCCTTTCTCCCTAA